GCTTCCGCTTCCTTCAATCGGTTGGCGGTCGCCTTTGTTGCTTCCAACGGCGTCATCGTGTTCTTGTTAGACAGATGCACAACGCCATCAGCGTCATCAGTCCAAGCCGGATAGCGATCCAAGCTCGTTAGCGGCGCTTCGGTCCACCCGGATAAAGATTGCTCGGCCAACTGTTTCATCCTTGGTTTCTAGGAATTGCCGGGCGGAGCATCCCCAAACCGCCCGGCTACGCGAAACAGTCAGTGCCTCTTTGCGGCAGAGGAGAGCGGAGCAAGATCGGCTCCAACTCTTCCGCCGAGCTTTCGACCAGGACGATCGAGACGCATGCGCGCCTTGAACCCCTGAACCGGAGGCATCTCGTTGTCGTCTTTCTCTGCCGCTTTATCGACCGTCGTCTCTGGCCCGTTGAACTTGGGCTTTTGACCTTTGGGCGACCCCATCGGAGAGTAGAACGTTCTGCTGCCTTTCCGACCCTTCATGGATCACCTCAGCCGTTGGCGGTGCGCTGTTTTGCGACCATGAAGTAATCGGTCGACAACGTTGCACCCGTCCCCTGGCTCGTTCCATTGAGCGCACCCAATGTCAGAGCAAGAGCGGTCGAGGTTGCGGGAACGTTGGTGAGTGGGATCGTTCCTGCATAGACATCATTGAAGAACAGACGGAAAAGACCGGAGTTGGCCGAGTAGTGGAAGCCAACCGTAACGTAAGTGTTGTTTGCCAGCGTCCCGACGTTTGCGGCCGTAGCCGTGCTGGTGTTCACGGCCTTGAACTGCAGCGTCGTTGATGCCGCCGCCTTGATCCAGAAAAGACCATTGGCGTCGTCCAAAGGCGTCGTGTCCACGGCAGCCATGCCAAGGATCAGAGAACACTTGGTCGCTTCGCTGATCTTGAAACGGGCCTTGCACCACATGCTGAGAGCCGGATCGAACGTAAACGTTCCGAGCACGGTTCCCGTGTTTCCACCCCACTGAAGAAAGGTGGAATGCGCATCGGTGTTGTCGTTGGCGATCGATAGAATACCGCCATCGGCACTTGTGCAGGACACCGTTCCAGGCGTTGCCCCGGAGATCACAAAATCTCCAGGGATCGACACGGCCGGCGTCGTCGTAACCGCATACGGCGCGACGTAGGAGTCGAAATCCCGAAAGAACAGATGAACTGAACTCGGGTCCGGCATGACGAACGAACCGAGAGTCGATTGCTCCAGGACGTTCGTTACGCCATCAGGGAAGTTGGTCGTTGTCATGGGAAGCTCCTGTTAAGCCGAGGGATAGCTTCCGTATGCGCAACGCCAGTCATTGTAGGTCGGGACGTAGCGCTCATAGCCCTTGACCAACAGGTTGTCGGTCGTGAAATCAACCTGCATGTCGGTCTCGAAGGCGATACGCTTCATCGTGAGCAACGAGTCTTTCGCCGTGTTCGTCAGAACGAACCAGGCATTCGCGCTCGTGAGATAATCCCAGATGATCAGTTCCGGCTTCTCGCCATCCATGGACCGAATGACGTTGATGTCGTTGTTGGCCGTACCGGGACGAAGCTCGGTTTCGATAAGGCGTTTCGCCGTCGGCTGAAGCGACGGAGGAACGACGAGCTGCTGACCGCGTCCCTTGATCTTCAATCCACGCTCATCCACCCAGTTCGTCCGGATGTTGATCTTTGCTTGAAGATATGAGTTCTCGTTCAACTGCAGCGGGGTCGTGAAGGTGTTTGCGACCGAGCCACCATCAACAGGGTGCGCCGTCGAGAACAGCGGCTGACCATCGCCACCAATCCCCGGAATGACAGTCGTACCGTTGTTGAAGATATCCGAGTGCTGGTATTCCTTGAACTCCTTGAAGGAATTCAAGAGTCCCAAAGCCTGCGGCTTGAACTCGGATTTGTAGAGGTTGTCATCGATCGCCTTGCGGGTGATCGCGTACATCAAGCCGACTTCGAACGACTCGGCGTTATAGACATATCGTTCACCGGCATTGTTGTCGGAGTACGTCTGGCCACCTTCGTTCTTGAACTGTGCGTATCCGAGGTAGGCCATCTGCACCTTGCGCTCGACGGTCATCGTCGATTTGCGCTCTGTGAAGATCTTGGAATACTGGTTCTCGATCCGATCGTATTCACCCTCTACCGCGTAGAGGCCGGGCTTAAGCAGGTCCCGGATGCTCGTAAGTGAGACTGGCATTGGGGCTGCTCCTTAGATCCCGGTTTCCTGATAGATGTTCGCCTGCACCACAACGTAGTTGTAGGCCGACGACGTGTCAGAGCCGTTCCCGACCCCCCGCCAGATATCGACGATCCGGAATGGCTTCGTTGCTTCGGTGCCGAACGTGTTGATGTCGAGATACGCAGTCGAGAAGCCGCTGTTCGTGTTCCCGGAGCCCAAAGCAACGTCTGCCGTCTGACCGACCGAAGCCTGAGTGACCGCAACAGCCGTGGTGTTCGAGTTCGCCGTCTGCACCAGGAAGTACGGAGGCACAGCCGTGTTGATCGGCTCGATGTAAGCCTTCACGGTTGCGTTCGTCGCAACGTCGCCACCGCCCCAATAGTTCGGGAAAACGGGCTGCTTATTCGAGAGCGAGTAGTATTCGCAGCCACGGAAGATACCGGCCAACTGCGAAACACCCGTACCCGGGTCCCACTGCTCGATCAGGCCTGAGCCATTGAGCATCACGGGATCGCCGTAGAAGATTTTGTCGGTGTTCGAGTAAAGAATGTAGGCGGTGCGCAGAGGATAAGTCGGCGCCGCACCATCAGCGCCGCCATAGGACTGCAAGCCCTGCGGAGCAAAGGTATTTGCCATGTGAGTGATCCGTAGAGAAGGCCGACTGACCCGTCAGTGCTGGCCGTGGATTGAGATCAGAAAACCTTCTGATCGGTTGCTGTCTCTTTAGGTCCCCGACCCTGAGACGCTGGCCACAGCCTGCGGCCTAATCAATACGTTGATGTCCCTTCTACGAGTGATTTGCTCGCGGTTCAAGTGTTGGACAGGCGTTGTCCTCACCCTCGCCTCGATCAATCGTCGAGCGACACTTCATATTTCGGACGCGGCGCATCATCGACATGAACCATCGACGTGCGCACGAACGTGTTGTTGCGAACATGCGGACTGTTGCTCTTGTCCGCGCCTTCAAATCCCGGAGCCGTCGGCGCAAACCCAAACTGCCGCCGCGATCCGTTCACCTGCTCGTCCGCTGCGATCTTGTCTTCAAGCCGCGCTTCGTCCGAGAGTTCGACCGGGCGCTCTTCGAGGATCAATCCGCCGATGACAATGTCACCTTTGGAGCCGGGCGGAAGGAAAACACCATCGTGACGGTCGGCAGGAACGGGACGCCAGCCGGCGTTATACATGCGGGCACGCTCGCTGCGGTTTTCCTTCTCCAGAACGCTCCAGACGTTCCATTGATATTCAAAACCTTCCTCTGCAAGTTTGGCGCGGATGGCCTCGGGAATGAAATACGGATCGGAGCTGCTGGTGCGAACGCGACGGATCGGCTTGTTGTCTCGATCGAGAGCCACACCACGTCCAAGAGACTGAGCGGGCGCGGGAGTAGGACGACCGACGTTCGTCTGACGGCCTTTCGTTGCTACGGTCATGGGGATTGTCCTCAATGATTAAGATATTTGCCGTCTTTTTCGGCTTTGGCGAGCCACGTTGCGTATTGGGCCGGTGTCATGCCGAGCGACTCCGCAACCTCAACCTGCTCACGAGACAAACGACGCTGGCGCGGATTCGGCGGTGCACCAGGCGACGTGTCTCGAGATACCGGAGCGGCGTAACTCTGCTTTTCGGTCCTACGTGGTGCCGGTTCGTCGTCGCCATCGTCCGTCTCAACTTCCTTGCGGAAGCCCAGAGATTTCTCGATGTGCTCGAAGTATTCCGGCGTGTCCGCTGCAAAGCCTTTTCTCTTGGCTTCGCGATCAGCCAACATGACCTTGGCGTTCATCACATCATCGGTCACGCAATCCGGATGCGCTCTGAGCCAAGCCTTCGACTTCGGTGAGAGATCGGCAATAGCCGCCTCGAACGGATCGGAAGGGGCCTGCGGTTTCTTCGCCTCGGCTTCGCGCTGCGCCTGATCGCGACGATAGCGGGCTTCCAGTTCAACCTTGCGGTTTTCTTCCCGGTCAAGTGAAGCGCCAATGCGGGCGCTCTCGACCATTAGTTCCGCTTCGAGGTCCGTATCGCCATTGACCCGGGCCTGGCGAAGTTCGCGCTTGATGACTTCAGCGCGAGACTTTGCGTTCGCGATGTTCGTGTTGACGAGATCGTAGTCCCTCTGAGCCGCATGCGCGACAGCACCGTTTGCGCGTTGCGCGAGTTCGGCAGCCTCACGAGATTTCTGCTCTAGTTCTGCTCGGTCTCGCTGACGTGCCGCTTCCAGCGTCTCAAGCTGACGCCTGAGGCTTTCAATCGCCTCATCCGTTCCGCTTTCGCGCTTGGGTTCGTCGTCTTTCTTTTCCGGTTCTTCCTTCGCTTTCGCTCTGACCTCGGTATCCGGGTCGAGCGTCAGTTGGCTCTGGTCGATTTCAACAACCAAGCCTTCATCGTCTTTCGCCATTGGGGATGCTCTTTCCTTAGAAGATCAGGTCAGGGTGTGCGATGCGCGCCTTGACCAGTGTATCAGTCAGGCGACGGCACAGAACGCCATTGATCGACGTTTTCTCGGTGTCGGACGGCTTGTATTCGATCCAATCGCCATCATCGCCGACGCTGGGATTAATCTGCCGGTGCTCTACGGGCTCGGCTTCTCGTGCAACAACTGCATTCCGTGCGTAAAGGCCACGTCGCCAGCCTATTGGGCGCTCGTCCGCAAGCATTTCCCTGCCGAGTTTGCGCGCATGACGGAACTCTCGCACCGCCTCGACGTGCGCCTCACGCGCCTAGAAGGCGAGCGGGCATTCATTGACGACATTCCAGCCGACCATCCGATGTCGGACCCCATTCAACCCGCCTGCGACTTCCTTTGCCACATCGCAGAGCAAGACCTTGAGGCTGCCGAATGACCAACACGGATGAAGCCCCCTCTACAGAAAAGGTGCGGGGATGACGCGACAAGCCGAAATGTTCGCAAAGCCGCCTCGCCCTCACGTCTGGCGCATGCACGTTGCTGACGCAGGTTATCGAGTCATCGAGTTCAAATGCCAGCGCTGCGGGCACAACACCGGATGGATCGATTGGGACAAAGGGGTTGCGAAGGCAAAGCGCGGCATTCCCTGCCCTAAGTGCAACGCTACTAATGGAGCGGTGAAGTGATGGAGTGGCTTAAGAGGATGAGAGCCCGCTGGGCCGGTCACGTTTACGTCGCTCCGGAAATCGTTGCGCGGCAAGTCAAACAAGAAGCGACGCCACCCCCCTGCGCTCTGACGGTCCGATATCGGGATTGCTGGGAGTACGGGTGCTTAGGCGAGCCCGACTGTCAGTATCGCAAGGCATCGGAAATGGACCGCCATCTAGCCGATACAGGCATCCTTCCGGGCATGACCAAAGGTGATTGGTGAGCAAAGGGAGCGGTGAAGTGAGCGAGACAACAATAATGCGGACAGTGCCCTCGACGGATTTCAAAACGCTCCACGCTCAAATAAGTCCCGACCCGGTTGTCGAGCTAAACCGTCGGCTTCAGATGTGGGCGTCCGTCCCGGACGCCGATGGCGGTGCTCTATCACCATCGGCCGCTATCGTGCCTGATGAAACGATCACCGCCGCTCTCGCCGAGATCGCGTCCCTTCGCGCTCAACTCGATGAGGCGAAGGCGCGGGTAAAAACGCTTGAAATGGCAATCGCACAGCTTCCGGAGATGCCAGCGATACTGAACGAACGGGCCGCCAGACGTCAGGTAATAGAGGACGTCGTGGGTACTCTGGAATCCCTGCGGCAGCCTATCCCCGAGCAACGCGTTCTCGATGCCATCGGCCAGTACGGTCTCGGCGCAGTCCACGGGCGGAATGCAACAATCGATGCAGCGGGAAAGATCGTCCGCGCCCTTCTTTCGGAGAGCAAGTCATGAGCGAACCCGGCTTAATGGACGGAAGACTTGATGCGTGGAAGGCTGTTGTCGCTAAACAGGCCTGCCGTATAGCAGAGCTTGAAAAGGCGCTCGGGTGGTTCTTGTCAGACGATAGGTTCCGCGTCGCAGTTGGTGGCAGTCCTCACGTTGTCGAGAAGATGATAGCCGCCGCCCGCACCACTCTTGAAGCGTCTGAACGTGGGGGT